GGGGAACTTAGGACTTTTGTTCGCAAGGAGAATGGCAAGATGACCGGGTCGCCACACGACGACCGAGTTATCTCCTTGGCTATCGCTAACCAGATGCTGAAGTTTGTTTGGCTACCAGAATATTATGTTGGCGAGGTCATCCCAAGAAACACTTTGGCTTGGTGGGAACAGTTTATTATCCAGGATAAACCTCCCCAGAATCAGCCGATTGGGGCATATAATGTCCGACATGGTGCCGGTATCACCCGCTAGCGAACGGAAACCCTATTGGTATGAACAATATTGCGTGCGAATCCTGCGGTCAATCTTTCGAATTCGATGAGGAACTTCCTCGTCGTGGTGCCGTATGTTTCCGATGCCACATCCGAGGCATCAGTATTGGTTTCACCTACGGTAAGCAGGACTTTCATGGGCCGACGATTAACGAGCGTCGGCGTCAGCAGGAACAGCAAGCCACGGATGCTGGCATCAAGGCCGAACCTGTCGGGAATCGTTGGGTGTAATACGCTATGTGGTGGGTTCCGATTGTTGTCGCTTTGATTGGTGGGCCGCTAATGTGGGGGCTAAGCAGATTCGACAAACGGAATACCATCCAGCATGCCGAAAACCAGAAGGTTCTTCTAAGGATTGAATCCAAAGTTGACCATATTGATAACCGTCTTGATGACCATATTGATTACCATTTGAAAGAGGGACTGTGACTTATAAGGAAGCGTTGAAGCGTGGCATCGCCACTTTTGTGGCGGGCGCAACAGCATCCCCCATCAGTGCCGCCATACTAGACATCTCATTCTTCAAGGCCGCTGGAGCCGCTGGCGTTATCGCGGTATGGAACTGGCTGGCTCGGGTCGCCCAGGCATGGAAGGAAGATGATGGCTCGTCCCTCTAACTCGGACTATTTGGCGCGATATCGCAAGAAGATTAACGCCACCAAAAAGTGGCGCAAAGAAGAATCTTTCGATGACACATGGCGTCGTCTTATTGACCTATATAAGGGTCGGCATTACGAATATTTCACCAACGAGGACCGCATCTTGGTGAACATGGCATTCTCCACTATTAATGTTATTTATCCTTCTATTTCGGTGAACTACCCGAAAATTACGGTTAATGCTATTAATCCCGAGAATGCCGCTAATGCTACTATTGCTGAAGCCGTAGTTAACTATTGGTGGCGTAACCGCAACATTAAAGACCAGTTCCGTACAGCCGTCAAAGACTTCCTGATTGTCGGCCACGGCTGGTTGAAGGTCGGCTACAGGTATGTTGAAGAAGAACGCATCGGCCAAGACGAAGATGTGTCCGACCCGAATGTTCCCGAAAATGTAGCATCCACAACCTACAATGTTCTTGAGGATGCCCCGTTCGTTGAACGGGTATCCCCATTCGATGTGTTCGTTGACCCGGACGCAACCAGCATGGACAACATCAAATGGATTGCTCACCGTGTACGCCGCCCAATCCGCGACATCAAGACCGACAAGCGCTACAACCGCTCTGTCCGCGAAGATATTGCCCCCGTCAGTTTCTCCCGTTACACATCGGATGAGCCTGCCCACCGTAAAGTCCACGACAAAGAAGAGGGCTATGCGGATGTGTATGAGTTTTACGATTTGCGGAACCAGACCGTCAGCGTGTTCGCAGAATCTGCTGACGGATTCCTAATTAAGCCAACCAGAATGCCGTATGCTTTCGGCCATCCGTTTGTGATGATTCGAAACTATGATGTGCCGGACAACTTCTATCCGATTGGTGACCTTGAGGCTATTGAGCCGCTACAGCGTGAACTGAATGCTACTCGTACCCAGATGATGAACCATCGTAAGCGGTATGCCCGTAAGTATTTGTTCCGTGAGTCGGCTCTTGATTCTAATGGTCGTGCGGCCATGGAGTCAGATGAGGATAATGTGATGGTGCCCGTGACGGGCGACACACCCCTTGGGGATGTTGTCGCACCGTTCCCCGCATTGATTAACCCACCCGAATTCTACAACCAGTCCAACCAAATCGAACAGGACATCAACCTGATTTCAGGTGTATCGGAATTCATGCGTGGGTCCATGTCCGAAATCCGTCGCACCGCGACAGAAGTCGGACTTGTCCAAGATGCCGCCAATGCGCGTACAGCCGACAAACTTGCCACCATTGAGAACGCTATTGGGCAAGTTGGTCGCCGTCTATTGAAACTGACTCAGCAGTTCTTGACGGGCGAAGCAGTCGCGCGCATTATGGGACGGGATGGCGAACCGATTTGGATTCGCTACGACCGTGACTATATTGCTGGAGATTTCGATTTTGATGTGGTGGGTGGCTCTACCCGCCCCCACAACGAATCATTCCAGCGTGCCCAAACAGCCGAAATGATTCAGGCCCTGGCACCGTTTGCTGGTGCTGGGGTAATTGATATGACCAAGTTTGCGGCCTATGTGCTTCAGGTTGGTTTTGGTATCAAGAACCCTGAAGCCTTTGTTGTTAGCCCCGAACCGCCTGCACCTGAGCAGATGCCTGGCGGTGGGGCACCGCAGATGATTGGTCCGCCCGGCCAGCCCATGCCTCCTGAGGCTGGTGCGGGCGGCCTTGATGTAGCCAGTTTACCTCCTGAAATTCTTCAGGCTTTGCTGGCACAGGGTGGCGGTCCTGCCCCGCAGGAGATGCCACCACCTGGTCTTTAGCGAACGCTAGGACTACTAGTAGAGCAACCGTTATGGACTCTCATATCTAGGAGATATTGTGGAACAATTTAATGCTGAAGTATCGGCCCCCGATTCGGGACAAGTTGATACTCCGGAAGTTGGGACCCCCGCTTCGTCGGAGGCACCCAGTTACGATTATGTTGACCTGGATGGCGTTGGCGATAAATATGTCAAAGTCAAGGTTGACGGAACGGAACTGGATGTTCCCCTGAAGGAAGCGTTGTCTGGCTACCAGCGTCAAGCGGATTATACCCGCAAGACGCAGGAGTTGGCTTCCCAGCGAGAAAACCTACAGCGTGCGGCAACTATTGCTGAAGCACTTGAGCGTGACCCTCTGGCAACTTTGGATGTTTTGGGGCGGTATTATGGAGCGAACCAGCCGTTCGCCAACCAGCAGGCCGTTCCTCAGGAACCGGAGTTTACTGACCCGTTGGAACGCCAGGTGTGGGAGTTGAATCAGAAGATTGCTTCTTTTGAACAACTCCAGGCTCAGCAGGAGTTGGAGCGCGAAGTGTCACGGCTACAGTCTCAATACCCGGACTTTAACCCTGTGGAGGTTATTAGCACCGCCCTCCAGGCGGGCACCGACAACTTGGAAGCGGTCTATAAGCAGATGGCTTACGACAAGTTGGTGCGAGAAGTTCAGACTTATCGTCAGGCTTCTCAGGTAATTACTGACCAGAACAAGTCTATTGAGGAAGCGAAACGCCAAGCGGCTTTTGTTGCTGGCGGGGCTTCCGCTAATGGTGCGGGGACAGAACCTGTGGGGCGCATCTCTAGTGTTCAGGATGCTTGGCTTGCCGCCAAGCGTCAGGCTGGGATGTAAATAGTACCAACAACAATTTTCTAGTTAGGAGAATCCAATGCCCGGAAACGCTAGTTTCGACGCACTTTTGTCAACGACGCTTGCGAATTATCGTGACCAGTTGACAGACAACATTTTCACTGCCCGTCCCCTTACCTACTTCCTTACTGACAAGGGTCGTATTCGTATGGTTGATGGCGGAACCAAGATTGTGGAGCCGCTGATTTACGGCACCAACTCCACTGTTTCGTCGTACTCGGGATATGACACCCTGAGCCTGACGGCACAGGAAGGTATCAGTGCCGCAGAGTTCGAATGGAAGCAGTACGCCGCTTCTATCGCTATCTCGGGTATTGAAGAAGCCAAGAACAACGGTGAGCAGGCTATCATTAACCTCCTTGAGGCCAAGATTATGCAGGCTGAGGAGTCCATGAAGGAAGGCTTCAACCAGATGTTCTTCGGTGACGGCACCGGTAACTCGGGCAAGAACTGGAACGGCCTTGGCAACATCGTTGAGTCGGGTAATACCGTTGGTGGAATCAACTCGGCAACGGGCCAGGGTAACGACTGGTGGCGTGCATACGAGGAGAACACCGCTGGTGCTCTTACTCTTGCTCAGATGGCTACGGCATACAACTCGGTGTCGGTTGGTAATGACCACCCCGACATGGTGCTGACCACCCAGACCCTGTACGAGAAGTACGAGTCGTTGCTCCAGCCGCAGTTGCGGTACACCGACACCAAGACGGCTGACGCTGGATTCCAGAACCTGCTTTTCAAGGCCGCCCCGGTGACCTACGATGCACATTGCACTTCTGGCGTGGTTTACTTCCTGAATAGCAAGTACCTCACGCTGGTGGGTCACTCGGGCAAGTGGTTTGCCCAGACCGACTTTGTGCGTCCGGAGAACCTGGATGCCCGCTACGCACTGATTATGTGCTACGGCAACCTGACGGTTCGTAACCGCGCCAAGCAGGGCAAGTTGACGGCCAAGACGGCCTGATAGCCCACAAGATAACCCCCTCACTGGCGCAACATGCCGGTGGGGGGGTTATTTTTTTGTGAACGAATCACCCCTAGTAGGAGCCTAATTTAAGGAGACTTTATGCCCGCCAAGAAGCAACCTACCGCGATGGATAGCACTACCCGCCAGGCGGTAGCCAAGCGTACCGGGATGAAGAAGTTGGGTGATTTCTACGCTGGCAAGGGTGCTGGGTCGGCTGACACTCAGGCCGCTCGTGGGGCATCACGCCGTGCGGCTACCTATAAGATGGCGGCCAGCGAAGGCTCCAAGCGTAAGTCACCTGCCAAGAAGTCTGATACTGGATTCGGTGTTTACGATTCGCTTCGTTTGCCTGGTGCCAAGAAGTCGGCATCTGGTGTTATCCGCGCCGCGGCTAAAGTCAATTTTAATTCTCGTCCGGCCAAGAGCAAGTCTGGTGGTTACGGCATGGGAGCGAAAAAGAAGTAATGTCTACCCCCAAGGGAGCAGTCCCGGCATACGCACTACATGGGCGCCCCGCGGTTGAAGCGCGGTTGGCCCATATTGAAAACGCCAGAATTGCTTCAGCATCTGCCGAATATGTTGGCCGTGGACCTAAGTGTATTGCTAACGAGGACACATGTGAAGGTGCTCGCGCTAAGGGCACGGAGTATTGTGTCGGCCATTTGCGTTCGGCCATGAAGAATAAGGAAGTTGTTAATGGCGCAGACACGACTAACGAAGGCTAATATTCTCCAAGCGGTTCGTGACATCACGGAACTGGATAGCACCGATATTTCGGATAGTTTGCTGACGCTATATTTGCGCGACGGCTATAATCGGATTATTGATTTGGAACGGCGTTGGCCGTTCCTTGAAGTGTCGTTCACTTTGACAACCGTTGCCGACCAACAGTCGTACACCATTAACGATTTCACAACCGATGATATCCGTGAAGTAATCAGTGTCGTTGACCCCAATAACATTCGGCTATCGTACATTGATTATGATGAAGCCGAAGCCCAGTTTCTGACGCCCGCCACTCCGGTTGGGCGTCCAACATTCTTCTCTTTCTGGGCTGACGAAATCCATTTCTTCCCTCAACCCTCGGAAGCATACGCCCTTTCTGTCCGCGCCTATAGACATCCTGAGGATTGGGTGACGGCGGGGACAACGCCAGATGGCCCCGACTCTTTCGACCTGCCGTTGGTGTACTACATTGTTTCTCGCGTCTATCAGTCGCAAGAGGAAATTGGTGTTGCGAACGAATATGAGCGTTCGTTTGCTGACGCCATCAGTTTGGCTAGGCGCGACATTATGCGCCCCGAATCGTATGCCCCTGTTGTGTTTGCTGGCGGTAAAGGTATCCGCCGCTGGAAGGGGACGGACTGGGATAGCACGATATGAAGCGTGTTCTCCAAGCAGATGATTTTACTGGCGGGTTGAATCTTGAAGCCAATGTTTTTCAGTTGGCTAAGAATCAGTCGTCGGACATGTTGAATGTTGATGTTAACTCGCGTGGTGGCGTACAGCGTCGTTTGGGATGCGAGCGTCGTAACACTAGCGCTATTGGTAGTTTGTCTGCCGGTAACTTTAATGCTCAACGACTGTTTGGGTGGGATGCGGACCAGGGCCGCAAATTGATGTTGGCCACAGATACTAAAGTATTCCATAGCACTACAGGAAACTTTACGGATTTGACTGTCACAAGTGACGCTATTTTGGGTTCGCAGTTTGCTGGATGGACTAAAGATTCTTCTAGCGATTTATATATTAATTTGGGTCATGGCTACAGTGGCGTCAAGTGGGATGGTACAACTAAGACTACTTTGACAACTAGTGCTACTGGTGCTTGGCAGAATGATTTGACGAATCCGAATGGTACGCATATGCCGCGTGCGAATCATATTACTGTCCACCAAGATAGGTTGTGGGTTGCTGATACTTATGAGAACTCGGTTCGTTATCCGAACCGTGTTCGCTTTAGTCATCCTTTGTTTCCTGAGTCTTGGCGCGAGGACGACTATATTGATGTTGTCGGTGGGGGTTCTGGTATTACTGGAATTGTTCCTATTGGCGGGCATCTTGTGGTATTTAAACCTCAGGCTGTTTATGCTATTCACGGCTATAGCGATGATACTTTTCAATTAATTGAACTGACTCGTGTTGTCGGTGCCGTAAACGCTAGGGCTTGGGTTGCTACTGATTATGGTGTTTACTTTTTTTCGTATCCTGATGGCGTATATTTTTATGATGGCAAAGGTATTCGGGATGTGTTCCAGAATCTTAGACCAATTATTTATACTGCCGAAATTAACGAAACTGCTTTGGATGAAATGAGTATGGGTTACGCAAACAAGAAATTGTTTGTGTCTTTGCCAACCGGCCTAAGCAATACTGTTAATACTACTTACGATAATGCTGGTGTAACCTATGACCAGGATGACCGAAAGTATTCTGGCACTAGTCGTACCGCTAGGGCTACTGTTTCTTTTGTGTTTAATGAAACTGTTGGCAAGGCTGGGGCATGGACTGTTTATCGCACTCATGATGACTATGCTTATCTTGCGGCAACTACTTATACGGACCCGAACGGCAAGACACATTTTGTTGCGGCTCATCCGCATCAGCCGTATGTATTTAATTTCGATGTTCCGGATGTTTATACAGATAACATTACTGGAACAGCAACAGCATACGATTCATATTATTTGACTCCTTGGCTGGATGCCGGTAATTATGTGACCAAGAAGTTTTGGCGGCGACCAGACTTTGTTGTTCGCAAAGAAAAAACTGCGGTAACATTAGGTGTTGCTGTTTACCATGATTGGGACAGCATTCAAACAATCAAGTCGTTCTCGTTGTCCTCGCCTGCTGTTGACACAAGCACAATTTCTTATGAAGGTTGGAATGACCCTGAACTTGGGTCGTCATATCTTAAGGCTGATTCGTTGGGACTGGCAAGGGCAGTCCAACTTAAAATTTCGGATTCCTCTGGGAATCCGTGGTGCGTGAACTCTGTCGCTTACAAGTTCAACCCGAGAGGGGTTGAAGTCTGATGGCTATTGTTAAGCGCACTTGGACCGCCCCTCAGGTATATAACTTGGAGGGTCCTGATGCTGTTTCTTTGCGGACGGTGTTTGAGTCGTTGACCGAGTATTTGCGTGGACATATCGGGGTGTGGGGTACCGCCGAAGGAACAACTAGTGCTACTGGTCGGTTCACGGTTGTCCATAACGCCGGGTTTATTCCCACTAGTATTCTGGTAACCGAGGAGTATGTTGACTCGGCGGCTCACGATATGGGTCCATTCCATCTACATGATGCTGTTGGTATTACGGAAACCTCGTTTGAAATCCATTTTCTAACTAAGTCTGGCCAGGACCGTGGGACCCATAATGTCAAGGTTAACTATTTGGTTTTGCCCCCTACTCGTATTAGGAACTGAACGAAAAGGATATAGTTGATGAGCAGTTTCTACAATCCCAATTATGATTTAGAGGAGGCGGCGGCACGACGCCGCCGTGCTGTTTCGCGTAGAGGATACGAGTTCGATGTATCCGATATTGCTAGAACTTCTCAACAGCAGATTACTGATTTGAACCGCGAGTATGCTCGCGGTTTGGAACCTCGGGCTACCGGGTTTTCTCGTCGCGGTTTGGGCCGGTCCGGTTTGTTCCGTCGCGCCATGTCTGATTATGCTTCCCAGCAACAGCGTGCTTTGGGTGATATTACTGCTGGCGTGACTCGCCGTATTGGTGGTTTGCAACTTCAGGAACAGCAGTCTCAGCAGGAACTTCAAGATACTTTGGATGCGATTGCGCGTGCCAAGGCACAAGAGATTTTTAGTTCGGCGGCCAACCTGAAGGCGTGGGCACCGTTGACCGGCTTGTATTCATAGGAGATTATTATGGCTGTTTCTAGAGGTACTGGCGTGTTCCGTCCTGATAGTGCGGAGCGTGCCGCGCAGGTTGCGGCACAGCGTCGTCAGGCTGGTGTTGTTAATGTCCCCACCTCCAGTGTTGCTGGTGGACGGTTGATGCCTGCGACTCCTGCTCGTCCTGCTACTGGTCCCGCTTGGCGTGTTGGTGGGATTAATGAGATTGGTTCTGGCGGCTATGCTATTGGCGGTTTTCCCAAGGGAGATATTGGGTCTGAGGCTGAGGCTGCTTATAATGCGGCCACCCGTCCGACAACTAGTGTAACTGGTCCTCTGGGTGGAGGCGGGGGCGGTACCGGTGGTGCGGGTGGTACTGGTAGTGCTGGTAGCGGTGGCGGTATGGGTGGTGGTTTTGACCGTGGTCGTGGTTCCAGTATGCCTCAGCCTGGCACTAGTGCTTGGGATGAGTTGATGGCCGCATTGGACAAGTATGCGGCTGAGGCAGGTACCCAGATTCGTGGTGCTGGCGAGTCGTTGCGTTCTGCGTTGACATCACGGGACCCTGAGGCGGCGTTCCAATGGAACCCCGCCAATGTTAATATTCCCGAGGCCACTTTGGCTAATTATGTCCAGGCTACTGGTGGTTCTCCTGCTGAAGTTGCGGCTACCCGTCAGTTGTCGCAAGATTTGTTGAACGCTTTCTTGGGTGATGTGGGCCAGGTCGCCCAGGGTTCTCAGACTGCTTCTCAGAACTGGCGTCAACGGCAGGTTGATGTTGCTTCTCAGTTGGAGGCCGATGCTTTGCGTCAGTTGGCTTTGAATCAGTTGGGTGCACGCTTCGGTATTTCGCAGGCCAAGACGCAGGAACAACGGAATCTTGAGAATGATGCTTTGGCTTTGGCTCTCAAGTTTGCTGAAGCCCAGCGGCGTGGTAGCAATCTTAGTTTGACGCAACCTGCGTTGCCTTTCCAGACGGTCACATTGCCTGACGGCAGTATTGTCACTATTCCGAATCAGTAAGGAGAACTATTGTGAGTATGTCCGATAATGGTTTGGGTGACATTGGCGCATTGTTGAGTTATATTGGCAGGCAGAATGCCGCATCTACACCAAACTTTGCGCCAGTTCGTCCTGGCATGACTAGTTCTTTAATTAGCGGTGCCTTTAGTCCTGAGACAATGTTTGCTAGCGGGTCCTTTAGTCCGCAAGCGCTTCAGGGTGCGATTGATTCCACCTATCAGCAGTTGCTGAATCAGTATAATCAGGAACTGAGTAGGATTACTGCTGTTCCTTTTGAGGCAACATTCGGTTCTCTTAGTATCAATAGTGACCAGTTGTATGCTCCCGGTACTGAGATTGGCGAGTTGATGCGTGATGCCGTCAACAGTATTGCGCTTGGACAAGCCACAGCCGCTGACGCTCTCCAGGCTATTAATACTGGCATCTCTAACGGTTCTGTTCCTGCTGATGTTGCTAGTTATATCGGCAAGATTGGTGATGACCTCAAGCGTCTTGAAGAACGCGAGTTGCCCTCTTACCGTCAGGCTATTCAGAAGTATCAGTATGATGCGCAACAGAAGTTGGCTAATGCTGGTTTGATGGAGCCGACCCGTCAGGATGCCAGAATGAAGGTGTATTCGGATTTGGGTGTTCCTCAGATGGCTTTGTTGCCTGACCCGACTGAACAATTCCAGTTGGACCCCTATATGTTCCTGGACCCGAAGAAGGTATCACGCTATCAGGGGATGGCCGAAACTGGCACACAGCAGATGGCCGACATTGCGACACGCAATGCGGCTGATATCCAGCGTCGTGCCACTCAGGGTGAAGAAATTTCGATGCGCAACCGCAGGGATGTAGCATCGAATAAGGCGGTAACTGCCGCCGAAAGGGCGAAGCAAGAGTATTTGTCGAAGAACATCCCAAAGGATGACCGTGACCTGATTTCCAAGGGATTGGATTTCCTTGGTGGCAACTTAAAGTTTGGTCTTGGCGATTTGTTTGGTGGAGATAAACGCAAGAAAGAATTGGAAAGAATTGGTGCCGAGGCGCAGAAGCGTTACGACATGGTTTACCAGCAAACCATGAACAAGGAAATGGGCAAGTATAAGCCCAAGACTGCTGAGCGTGTTGCTATGGAATCTATTTTGGCCACTCCTGATGGGCGCGAAGCGGTTAAGCAAAAGTTTGTGGGCGAAGCCGTTTTGCGTGTGATGGCTGGTGGCAATGCTCCGCGTGTTGCCAAGGCACAAACCTTCTTGGCTAATGCTGGTATCACACCCTATAGTCAGGCTATGAATCAGATTTTGTTGAACGCTCAAGCCGCTGGCACTAAACCCAGGAAGTAGTAGAAAGAGTTTTAATGGGCAAGTATTCTGACTTGTTTGCTAATGCGGCAGGTTCTGCCAGCACTAGTAGGATTGCGCCGGAGGCGGCTGAACTTGCTAGCGCAGTTCAATCCGCACAATACCGTATCGGCTCCAGCCCTGCTGTAGCCAGTTCCGGCAAGTATGCTGATTTGTTCAGCAACATCCAGGGTATTGCGGCTGGTCAGAAGAAACCATCTAGAGGTTTGTGGGGTGCTGTTGGTGGCGGACTAATGAAGGGATTGGAGGGGCTGGGTTATGTGCTTGGCACTCCTGTCCGCGCTACTGCTAGTGTCGCCAAGGAAATCACTGATGTTATTGAGGGTCGTGGTTTTTCTCCTAGCGATTTGGTTAAGCAGGTTGCGGATAAAAACTTTTATCCGTCAACACTAATTAAAAAGACTGGCAACTCTTGGCTGGATTCCACGTTCGGCTTTGCGGCCGATGTGTTGGCTGACCCAACAACGTATGTGACGTTTGGTGCTAGCGCATGGGCTGGTAAGGCTGGGCGTTTGGCATTGGCCGCCAAGGCGGCCGAGGCCGCGAATATTGCCAAGGCTCCTGGTTTGGCTAATAAGTTGGATGAGATTGCTCGCCTGGGTGTCCACGCAGATTTAACGGATGCGGAGCGTGCGCTCCTTAACGCGCCCAAGGGAGTGTCATGGACCTTTGGCCCGTCGCGTGGACAGATTATTGGCAAGGAGGGAACGGCTCTCCGCAGGGCGTCTGATGTGTTGTCGGAAACCGTGGGCAAGACGACAGCGCGTACTCGTGCCGCGATTGGCGACTTGCCGTTCTTGGAGCCGGTGCAGAAGGTGGTATTCAACAAGTCTATTCGTGATTCGGATTTGATTATGTTGGGCCGTCGCGGTGCGACTTACAAGCCACAGGATATTGTGGAGCGTTTGGCTGGTTATAGTTCTGCTCAGCGGGGCAAGGCTATGGGCCGAGCGTTTATTGCGAAGATTGGTTCCGAGAACCAGCAGTTGGCTAAGGAGATTTCAGAGTTTGAGCGTGCGACCGGCTTGCGTGTGTCGTCGTTTATTGAGGACCCGAATCTTCCTAGGCCACCGGAGGCTCAGGCTGTTCTCGCTAAGACGGAGGACTTTCTTGCTAGGGCCCGACAGGCGGCTAATGATACAACAGCAGAGTTCGCGGCTCGGCGTGGTGTGCGCACATATGACATTGGCCATCAGGATAACTATGTGCCTCACACGTTGTCCGAGGACGCTAGGGCGTGGCTGGCTTCTAAGCGTTGGCGGGGTACGAAGTATGCGTCGTTTGTTCAGCAGGTGTTGGACCTGAGTCCTGACGAATTTATTAAGGGTCCTGCTGTTATGCGTGCCCGTAAATTGGGGCCAGGTAAGGTGTGGTTGGATGAGCAACTGGCGACTGGTTCGATTGACGAAGTCAACCGAATCACTCAGCAGAAGTTGGGGTTCAAGTGGTTTGAGGATGATGGTGCCACCTATTTGAACTCGTATATCAACTCGTTGGGTTCGCAGATGAAGCGTGTCGGTTTTACCGACCGCCTGTTTGATTACGGCGTGGATGTTGTTAAGGCTATTGACTACAAGTTGATTCCCGACCAGGAGGTTGTGAAGTCGTGGCGTTCCGCTACGCGCGCATGGAATAGGATGTTGGGTGCGGTGACAGCCGAGAAGGGGAAGTTGGGTACCCAGGCCGCCAGCGTTCTCCGCAAGGGCGAGAACGTGGCGCGTCAGGTCATCCAGGATAATAATACTAAGTTGATTTTTTCTCAGGGTGAGATTGCCCGCATTCAACAGGAGTTGTCGCAGGCCCGGTATTTCTTGGATGTTGCGTCTGAGCGCGCATCCCAGCGCGGTGGCAACCTTCAGCAAACCTTTGAATCAACTGTCGCTCCGTTCCGGGCGCGCCTACAGGAGGTTGAACAGGCGTTGTCCACGAATGACCAGTTGGAGTTGGCGGCTGTCATGTATCTGGAGGAAACTCATGCAATGATGTTTCCAAAGATGAAGAATCGTCCTACCGACCCCCGTGTTATGGCGGAACAGATTCTGGCTAAGAACGAGTCACGCGCTACTGCTCGTGTGAAGGCTCTTGAAACTAGGATTGCGAGACTTAAGCGTTCGTTGGGTGAAAGGGGCAAGACCGCTAAGGGCATCCGGAGAACGGAAGCAGAGATTGAAAACATTAAGGATGAGATTGCTATTTATCAGTCTCAGATTGATAATGTCACCGAGGTAATCGGCAGGCAAACCGAAACCTTCCCTGATGGTTATTACGTTCTTGATGCCAATAAGGTTGATTGGATGTTGCAGACCGATAGAAGTGTAATTCCTTCTGTTGACTTTGACCCCGGTGACCCTGACGCGATTATCTTTAAAGCACCAGACCCCAAGTCGTGGGCAATGATTGACCCCGCCGAAGATGTTGAATCAGCAAAGTATTTCTTTGATAACCTTGGTCGGGCTTTTCAAATGGAAATGGAAAGGTTCGGCCCGGAAGCCGCGGAGCAAGGCGCTTTGTTCGCTGGCGCGTGGAACGACCTTGTTTCTGGGCGTGGCTCAATTAACATGTGGAGCATGCAGAACCAGGAACTTGAATTCTTGTTCCAGTATGCCGAACAGTATAAGAAATATTTGGATGACGTTCTACAGAACGGGCCGGACGACTTCTTTGAAGAACAGTTCAAAGTGTTTTCTATTCTTGCTACTGAAAACATGGCTTCGTTTTTTGCTAAAGCACAGAACGAGGGATTGAATCTATCTGATTTTGCCGACGACCCCGCAGGTGTCGTCCGCCAGATTTTTGTGAACATCTCAGAAATTGCCACAAGGAAAGGCGACTTTGCCCCGGCAGGTAACAAGGGTATTGCTGGAATCTATTTGCCAGAAGAACTGTATGAGTTCATGGACACAAACTACTACAGGGCGGCCAATGTTGGAAACGAACCGCCGTTTGAAAGTGCACAGGAACTTTTAACTGGAGTAGATAAACAGACTGCGCCCGGCTACATTCCGCCGAACATGGAAGAAATCTTCCCTAATAGGGAGACAATGTTCACTCTTAATCAGGATTCTTTCTTCTCTGACGATGGGGAAAGATTGTTGTCGTTGAACTCTGATTACGTTCGTCGGACTGTTGACAGTTCTAGCAAAGATTTCACGATGATTACCGACAACACTGACCCGTTCTTTAAAGCGGTTGAGTCAATGTCTACTTTCGGCACTAATCCATTTGACGAGTACGCATACCTATCCGAGAACTTAGAGTTGCAGAGGTCGTTGTTGCCTTCGGCTGAGGCGAACTTGGGCGGACTGGTGCTGGAACGTATGGGCAGAGAAGCGGAATTGAAGTCTGCTATTGGGCAGAAGGGTGGTACTATTTCCGCCGCCAAACGTCTAGAGGAAAAAGCCCGCGGTGCCGCCGAAACAGTACGTCGTTCAACTGAGGCTATTGAAATTCCCGACGGCCAGGGCGGGACAGCAAGCATTACACGCGAGGAAGCATTAGCAAGATTGGGTAAGGATGCGCGCCGTATTGCGCGCGAAGAAAAGAAACTGGCTAAGGCCATTAGCGACGACCCGATTATGAAAGAGGCCCGCACTGCGGGCAAGACATACGAGCGCGTCCAGGCCAGTTTCGATTCAGCCAAGGCATTGCGCGCTGAGGCAGGTGATTGGGAGCAGACATACGGTGCATCGTATCGTGAAGATTTGATGGCATTGGAACAGGTTTTGGCGGACCGTCCCCCGAAGGGGGCCGCGGCCGAAGTTGTGAACGAATGGCAGAACCAGTTGACCAATGTGTTTTCCCAGATTCGCAACCCGCAGATTTTTACTGAACCTCAGCGTAATGCTATGGAGCGCATCATGCTCCAGAAGAAGGGGCTAGAGGCGCAGATTGCGATATTGGAACAGACGGTTGACTTTGGCAACTTGATGTTGAAGCGAGCCGAGTCAGGCGAACTTGCTGGCAGGATTGTCCAGGACCTGAAAGATGGTTGGGGTGCTATTGAATCGTTGGGTGTTCAGATGCCTCCCGATTTGCGTGACCTGATGTTCAACCGTATTGATAACCTGAGCAACCCTAAGGAATTCAACAAGTTCCTAGATGCCTACTTCCGGTATCAGCGGTTCTTCAAGGTGACCGCCATGCTTACGCCTGGCTTTATTGTGCGCAACGCTATGACCGCGGCTTTCAACAACTATGTGGCTGGTGTTACGACAGGCGAGATTGCTGATGCCATTAAGTTCTCGCAGAACTCGTTGAAGCATGGGTCCGCTAAGGCATTGGAGATGGTGCCTGCGGTTGACCGCAAGTTGTATGATGAGGCGTTTAATGTCGTCATGGCCACTGGCGCAGGCCAGACTGCCGACGACTTCTTCTACCCTATCGCATCCGAAAAGGGTCAGCGTTGGCTGAACTCCAAGATTGTTTCCAAGTGGCGTGGACGTAACGAGCAGGTGGAAATGGCCGCGCGTATGGCGTTGGCTTTGTCCTCGCTGAAGAAGAACCTTGGGTTCGATGGGGCGGTTGCCCAGGTTAACCGCTATCACTTCGACTATACGGACCTGAGCAGACTGGACGAGATTGCCAAGACGGTTGTCCCGTTCTGGACGTTCGCCACTAGGAACATTCCGCTTCAGATTATGAACCAGATTGCACGACCCAGTTTGTATCGTGCGTATGATTCGCTGGAGCGCAACTTTGAGATTGACGAGAACTTGGTTCTTCCTCAGTGGGTGGCGGCCAACCGTCCCATTAGTGGGCCGGGTGGCCGGGTGTTCATGCCCGATTTGCCGTTTATTGATATGGAGAACCAGTTGCGTCAGTTTGCTGACCCAATGCGGTTGGCGTCCCAGTTGAACCCGGCTGTCCGTCTGCCGATTGAGTTGCTGGGCGAACGCCAGTTGGGCTTGGACATCCCGTTCTCCGATAAGCCGTATCAGGTGCGTGGGCCGCTGGATATTCCTGCGGCTATTGGTGGTGCGCTATTTGGGCAGACCACCCAGACCGCTGACGGGCAGATGGTCACATCATCCAAGGCTGGGTATGCGCTACCAAGTTTGTTCCCAACTCTGGCTTTGGCACAGCGTCTGGTGCCACAGGCCGGTGGCAAGGAATCATATGTTGAGCGTCAACCCTATAGCATTCTGAGCGCGGCGACGGGTATCCCGTTGCGTGGCATCACCGATAAGGAGCAGGCTGACGAGTTGATTCGCCGCCAGTTTGCGTTGCGTGACTTCCTCAGTAATTTGACACGACTTGGCTATTTGGAACCGAAAGATTAGGACTAGTGATGTTTGGCAAGAAGCGTAAGTACACCGGGTTTGACCGCAACTCTAAGGGTCGTCGGGCGGGAACAAACAGGTTTATTGACTGGGTTATGTTCCTGAATGGTGGCAAGGTTACGAACCTTGGTTCGTGGATGGTTCGTGACATGCGAGGCAAGGCAGGCAATCCGTCTGTCCACGGCACTGGTCGTGCCGTTGATTTCGGTTACGCTAATCGCGAGGACGGTTTGGCGTTGACAGATTTTCTGGTTCGGAATGCCGACCTGTTGGGTGTTGAGATGGTGGCAGACTATTGGCCTAAGCCGTGGGGGCGCACCTGGCGGTGCGACCGTAACGACTGGAAGGTGTATTCATCCAAAACCATCAGCGGTTCGCCGGGTGGCAAATGGATTCATGTTGAACTTAGTCCTTCTGTCGCTGATAATGCGCAATGGTTTGACGAAGTGTTTGCGCATCTGCTGAAGCCAGCGGAAGGCCACTCCCCTCAGGGATAGTTGTAACTTCTTTCAGCATCCCCCACGGGATGTTCAGCACCATAGCGTATGTGTTGCCACCCTCATCGTAGGTGGATGCGACCGCAACATAGTTGCGGTTCATCGCAATAGGATACCCGTAGGTAACCATCAGCCTATCTTCAGGGTCGTATGACGAGGCGTCATGCCATTCGCCTTCACCCTCGTATGCGTCTAACCATACGAATCGCAATGGGATTATCTTTGTTTGTTCTGCGTCCATGTTCTAAACTCCTGAAGTGTTCCGCTACGGCAATCACAAACACTAGGGCACCTATCATCCAGCCTATAGAGAAACTGAGTGCCAGCAGTGCCGTGTTTCTAATACCCCGTAATGTCGTCATTGACGGCCGCTTCTAGTCGTGCTATGATTTTGCCGAACTCTGTCCAGCATCGGGCCATCGCCATCGGCTCGCCCTCTCTGGCGTCCATCCACATGTCCAACAAATCTAGTGCGTCGTTGTGATTGATGAAGAATACCATTTCGTATCCTTCGTTCTCTCGTCGTTCAACATTATCTAGGCGTTCCGACATTTCTTCTAGTTCGTGGGGGTCGAACATGTCGGCCATGCTGACCTCCTCAGTCGTCATCTTCGTCGGGGCTGATGGCCTTCAGTTTCAACCGCATGGCGTCCACGCGGTCAATAACATCTTCTGCCATCTCAGGCCAGAAAGAGATTCGGTTTTCTTCCAGAAGAAACTGGGCGTCCAAAGCGATATCCTCAAGTTCCCAAATACGGAAATACATTTCAATGATTTCGTCACGGAGCGCACGGTTCTGACGCTTCAGTTCCTTGCGTGTCACATAGTTAAACATTCTTCTTGGTCCTTTCTTCAATTTGTTCAATAACACTAATGGCATCATCCAATGTGCGTACCCGCGCCATTGGCATACCCATTGATACCGCCAGAGTTTTAACGCTAATCAGTTGACGCTTGGCTTCGCCAAGGTCGGTTGTTGTGCGATGCTTCCGAGGAGCCATCAAAACGGGTCCTCCAATTCCAACTCAAGTTGGAATGTTCCATCGTCCAACATCTTAGCGAGGACAGCATACCCGACCATGTCGGTCAGCGTGTCCAAAACTGTTTCACCAGCGACCCTATTGGGGCGGTCCTGAAGGTTGCGGTACCTGGCAATCTTGTCGCTGAGGCGCACGGCGATGCCGAACACACCGAAGGCGTTGATGTTGTCATGCCCATAGTCATGCTGTTTGGAACATAGCGTGTCTTGTAGCGATTCGATATCCCATGCCCCCATGTCCACGAGCGCCCGGCCTGCTTCACATCCGGCGCTCCAGCAGATATCTACCAGTTTGCTGTCGTCCATATTCTTGACAGCCTTACCCATGTTCTTGAAGTGAACGGAGAATGTTTCTGGCGTGTACTCTCCACCGCCAGCGCATCGGTCCATCACACGCAGATGACGCCATGCGGCGTCTGCCCAAGTTTCTTTACTCATATGTACCTTCCCTTCAATCAATCGAATAATTCTGTGGTCTGTTTCCAAGATTTCTTTCAGTTTTGCTTGCGCCGATTTCACTGCCCCGTGAGCCGACGCTTTCGATGAGTACCCCATCATATCAGCAATCTCAGAGTACGACCGACCCCAAATGTAAACCGCTTCCAGAACCCAACGGTCCTTCTCCTCTAGACTTTCCAGCCCCTCCTGAATAGCACCAGACACACCATCACTTAGGCGTTCCGTAGGTGACTGGGTAACTGCCGCCATAAGAATCTCAATAGGGTCATCACCTAATGGTTGCGGGATTCTCTGGATGAAATCCTCGTCAAGGCTTAAACCGACTTTCTTAGAACTCATAACTACTGTTCGTCCAAAGGGATTCCGTCATATAGGGGGTTGGTCAACATGTCTGTCACATCCTCGGGTTCCAGCAGGTACCCTCGGGCCGCGTTATCTCCACGCACACCGAACATCTTTAATTCCATGTTCGGCCCGTTCACCTCAATGTAGCGTTTCACTCTGTCCACGCTGATGATTGTGAACGCACCATCCAGGTTGTACTGGTACACCCACCATTTGGCTTCGGTGACAGCAACACCGGATGGTTTCCATCCACGACCCTTGGGGTTCTGTTCGATTTCCAGAACCATGCGACCGTTCCTATAACGGTCGGACTTGACCTCCAGAGAACCGACACCGATATCCTCTAGGAACTTTTCGATGACGGCTTCGCCGCGCTTGCCGTATTTCAGGTCGTCTGGGAAATAAGGTTTGGGTATGTCGAACGCACTATTCTTTGCCATCGTCTAGCCCATCTGAGATAATCAACGCTTCACGATACAACTGTTCGGCGTTGCCTTCACCGAGGAAGTATGCTTCCGACACATGACGCCACATCATGGCGTCCTGCGCAATAGCGCTCAGGGTATCCAAGATTAGTTGGATGCCGATGGCTACGGGATTGTCATTCTCGTTCATTGCTTGTATACCTCCAGATATACGATTTGGTTGTCGTCGTCATACGCAGTACCATTCAACCCATCCATCACCAGTTTAACATAGTTATCTATGTCGCCCCTAAGGGATGAGGCTTCGAACCCATCGGACACAAGCCCGACCGTTACTTCCGTTCCGGTCTTTGTGAACTTTGCTTTCATATAGACGGGACCCTCAAACTTGGGGCCGTCCCATCCTGCACGGATTACATCTTCCGCAAGGTGAGTCTTGATGGGCGTATACGCACGACCTCGGCGGGTCATGCGTGGACGCTGTTTCACCTGGGGCTTACCTGGATAGGTGACTGTGTGTTCAGTTTTCTTTTTGCGTGATGCCATTAGATTTCCGATACTGGTAGACCACTAGGGTTTCTTTGTCGTTTGGACACGGGTCGCCTGCTGGCCACACCGTGTCCATGTTGATTTCCTGGGAAACGAACACCCCGAACGGGTACTCCGTCAAACGCACTTTACTGGTCATCCGAAGCCTCGCTATAGTACAAGGTCTTGTAATGTTCGACCTCGGCTCGTAGTCGTTCAATTTCGTCGGCAGCCTGCCCCACGAGGTCGTACAGGTCGCACTTCGGGCGTTTATGACACTGCTCGCAGTCGCAGTCGCTGAAACCAGAACAAGTACAGGCGTCGAACTCTGCCCGTAGTTGGTTTACAATGTCGTCAGCCATGGCTCTGCTCCAAGTCCGAAACGCGGTCTTCTAGTTCGGAGATACGTTGCCGCAGTTTGTCTACTTCCGCTACTGAGTATCGCAGTCGTTCAATCTCGTCACGCAACGCAACCAGCAGGGCGGCATGGTCCAAATCGTTCAACGCTCCCGTGCCGTGTTCTTCAATCCATGACAGTTCTACCCCTATTTGGGTCACAATGTCGTCATCCACGGTAGGCACGCTCCACAATCTTGTTAATCTCACGTTGGCCTGCGTCACCACGCATGTGGTACTTGCCCCAACGCTTGTCGGCATCCACAATAATAACACGGCACATGCTGGGTGTAATGCCAGAACGGAAACATTCGTGGGCTAACCGCATCAACGCAGTTGAGCGGTCCTGCCCAGGCAATGTGCCCTGCTTCCATATGACACGAGCCAACTGTGATGCGGAACGCAACGCTTCATCCAGGTCCTCGTCATCTAGTTTGTCGAAGTCAATGCTGGGTTTGACAACTGCCGGGGGCACATAGTGGGACGCCAAGAACTGGATGCGTGACGGGTCCACTAGTGCTGTGCTGGCGTCAGCCAAGAACGACTGTAGGTCCATCGGCTGGTCGTTGTCATCAAGGATGACACGCCTGGGGGGTGTGCTCTTTAGGCCACCGAAGTATGGCAGTCGAACATAGTTGCCAACCTTGTGGATTGACACATCGAACTGTTTGGGGTTGACTTCACGGGCCGGATAATTAGCAACCTGGTGTGCCGCCAATAGCATGTTGCGCATGGCTTCCGCCGGCACGGGTCCATTAGCGAACACCCATACATGGTACCCCTTGGAGCGTGACCGCTCCACCCATGACATGACACCAGCCGCGGACAACGACGACTGAATCAGTCGGGCCGCTGGCAAATCTTCAATGTCAATGTCGGAGCATCCCCACACGCAGAACGGTGGGTTGCCGGGTACGGCAGGGTATACGCCGATGCCTCGTTCACCCATGAGATGTGATGCGAACACATCACGGTTCAGGGGTTGACGGATACAGCCACCCTCGTCGGAGCCGTAGCAGTCGCCTCGTCCACGAAACAGTTGGATGAACTCATCGGTTGTGGTCATGGGTCGGCACCTTAGTCGAACACCAAGTCTCGCACAACCGGGTCAAATGTCAACTGCTCCGCAGTTGATTGAGGTTCGTTGCGTGATGCCACACTCATTTCGTATGGCACACCTAGCAACGGCAACAGTCGTCCGGTGCCTACCTCAATCTCGTAGTCCATGTCGTCCAATAGTGTGGACGCAGGGCGTTTACATTTAACCAGATTCAGCGTGACAGTATTCTCGTGAATACGCTCCTCATAGCGGAGGAAGTCAAGCCTCTCCAGATGGCGTTCAGTCGCCGTACCTTTGGCAAGTTTCTCATTGATTTCCTGAATCTGTGATTGGATTTCGAACTTCTTACGACGCACACCAATGATGTGCGAAGCCTGCTGTTCACCACCATATGCACCTGAACTAATGGTTTGCTTGCGTCCGTCCGCTCCGCTGGAACGGGACGACTGGTGGAGAACAATCAACGGCACATGATGCCGTTTACCGAAAGCCTTGATTGTGTTGGCCTTGGAGGGAACATCCTCGCCACCGCCTTGCAACAGTTCCAAATAGTCAAACACCATCAACGATGGCTTGCCCATCACATCTGACACTTCTCCGATGGCACGCTCCATGTCACTAAGGGTCATCGGCTGGTCGAACACTGCTAGTTGTGGGAACTGTTCAGATGCCGTGCTACGAAGCAAGTCAATAGCACGCTGGTCCTTGTCCGCGACCGCCTGCTCCAGTTCATTGGCGTGGATACCGTTCGTGACGCACGCCAACTTCACAAGTGTCAGTGTGCGTGGTTCATCTGGACAGAAATACACTACGGGCTTATCTCTATTATTAGCGAGGACAGAAAGCAGAAACATAGTCTTACCGCTGTGGCTGTAGCCGTTAATCAGTAGCATCTCTGAGGGTGCTACGCCTCGCATCTGTCCGTCTAGTTGGTCGAATCCTAAATAGACTCGTTCTTCAGGTGTCTGCGCCCAGTGTACGAATTCAGTGACCGCATCAGTGAGCGGTTTGTAGTACGAATGTTGGGGTACCACATCAGACGGGGCGACCGCAAGCGGTTCGCCCCGTCCCAGTGTGGCCCAACGCTGTTCTAGCGTTGCGCTATCCATCCGTTACTTCTTCGGCGGCCAGAAAGCGACGGGCTGACCCTTGGCATTAGTGGTGCCATCGGCGGCCTTGAACATCGGGCGACGGTTCTCAGCGGTAGCGGTGTCACGGTTGTCGTACACGGCGGTCACGCCTGCCTTGGATGCCTGCTCCACCAACCATGACGGGATAGGCCCATGCTGGGTGCCCTTGATGACGATGCCACTATTGGTGGCAACGGGTGTGGCGTTGAACATCTGAACAAGTTCAGCCTCGGTGACACCGTTGCTAGAGGTAGCGTTGGTGATGGTGACCTGCTGGGCAGGTGTGATGTTGTGTGCGCCGAACACGACTTCACGAACGAAGTCGAAGTGCGACAGATACACAGCCTGGACTTGCTCCTGCGAGCCGTCCGTCTGAGTGACGCCAGTCAACTCGCTGGCAATCTTGGCCACCACCTGAGTGATGATGGATTCATCCTTGCTAATCATGGAACCTCCTTGGTCCGTTGCTTGTTTGTATTGTATCATGCCGTACCAGCCGGGTTGTCAACCGACTGGTCTGGCAAACTTAGGTCTGCTTCACGCCAATGCGCACCCTTACAGACCGACCAATAGTCACACCACTTGGAAGAACACAAGTTGTGCTGGTCATTCATCGGCCAATCATGCACACCCCATGAACCAATAGCAGTATTCACCACGCTAAGGACCTGACGCTTGAACCATTCAACTTGGTCCTTGCCTCGGGTAACAGTAACAATCTGTGTCTTGGGTGCTGATGCTTGACGCACCATGACACCGAACCTGAAGATGCTGGGCGCATCTTCGTCCGGAATCAAACCCAAGCGTCGGCATGCCGTAATGTAGCATGTCGCCTGATGCGACTGCGTCTGCTTCTCCTTAGCGAAATAGGTTCGGCCTGCTGTTTTCCAATCCCATAAAGAACCGTCGGGTGCCACATAGTCAATGGTTCCTTCCAACCATACACCATAACCATTAGTTGCGTGGACACCAAGAGGGGCCTGGAACTTATGTTCTACCAATCCTCCGGGTACAACCGAAGGTCTAATGTTGTTCCACCATCCCGTACTCATGTTGTCCACGCATGCCCACATACTAGACATGTCATCAGTCAACCCAGTCAACTTGATATCCTTATCAAGTTCAGCGCTGACAGTTGTGTGTACCACTTCGATGAACGCATCCAGGTCACCCACATTACCCGTCAGGTATTGTTCAATACCGGCATGAACACCTGTACCAATAGCCGTGGCATCACTGCCGCGGCGCATAGTGGGCATAGCAAGCGCATAGCGTGAACGCTGTGGGCAAATCAATGCGTCACCTAACCATGATTGGCGCACAAAGATTCTGTCAGAACCTGGGTCAAATCTCATCTACTTACCTCCATCCAAACCAGCATACTAGTTGGTACTCGGGTTATTGTCACGCATGCGGGACTTCATCTTGCTAACAGCAGAGGTTCCTAGTTGGATGTTGAACTCGTGTTGGATGGTAGCAAGAATCTGTTTGTTCGGCACACCCTGGTTAATGAGTTCACGCATACGCTGTTGGTATGGGTGGACTCCAGGTCCACGCATCACCTTGTTCGTCGGCCGGTTCGACCAATAGTTTCTGAACCTGGTGACGCTGTCGGTGCTGATACCGAACTCGTAACTGAGTTGTTCCAAGGTACGCTTGGGGTCCATGATTGCCTGTTCGAACTCGTTCAAAGTGTCCGCGCTCATGCTCCATCTGCCCATGCTAACGGCTTGAGTGAACCGCTCGGCGGTTAACCCCAAGTCTGATAGGACCTTGGCAATAGGTGGCGCATCGGGAATAGATAGCGCATGACGGACACGGACACGGATTGCTCGGGCCGGGTGAACAGCAGACGCACCCTTGGCAGGCTCCAGTTCCTCCAGTTTCGGGGCGTTCTGTTGCGCTATGAACATGTCATGTAGGTGAACCAGGTCCTGGAAGTAGTCCAGTATCATGGTGTCACTCCAACCATCTTCCCCATAGCCACGATATTCACAGAGTTGTTCGCCCATCCACATCCCAGTGACCGGGTCCACACCCGTGGTCACGGGGCTGGGGATAACTACATCACATAGACACTCGGGGTCATGCCCCGGTGTGCCACAACCAATTACTTCCACGGATTCCATCCGTCACCTCCATTACGCTGGGAACTATAAGAGTACATTAGCCATGCCGCACGAAGATTCACAGCAGGGTCATACAACTTGGAACATTCATCCAATACACCTTGGGCTTGTAACCATCCTTCGGCCCAATACCGTGACGGCAGACACCAATAGCCGTTCACCTGAAGCAACCCATACGAACCCGTGTTCGGGTCATCCGGATTGTACGCCCCAGCATTACAGCGTGACTCACGCCACATGATATTCACTAGGCGTTCGATAACCTCACGGTCCTGGGGCCAGCCTTGGGCAATAGCCAACGGCACCCATTCTTGGCAGGGGGAATCCGGGTCCACCAATGCGACCGGAATCTCGGCCGTAGAGGGGGCAGAATCCTGCCCAGAATCCTGCCTGATTGCCTCGTATATGGCCGCCAGAGCCACGCTAGTGGGCGGCACGGTACTCGGTAGCGTAACTACCGGAATAGGCTCCAGGTCGGGGGGCGGTGTGGCTGTCGGGGTACAGCGCAACCCGGCAAACA